TTAAATCCTCTGAGCTCAAGGTGCCCCATCGCACACGGGCAAACAGTCTTTTCAATAGTTTCATAGGTTTCTTTTTCGTTCTCTTGGTTGATCCAAGGAATAAACAACGTCTTGAGATTACCAAGTGTAACCTCAGTAACCTTATTATAACATATTACGTTTTTATATTCTTTTAACAACAACCCAATTGCATTGATGTCGTTGGTATTCTTGTAATATGCAGTGTGATTACCAATGATGGTATGTACAGTCACACCCATCTCTTGAAGACGGTTGTAATAGTTTTCCTTAGCCCAATCAAGTGCCCAGAAGTCAATACCTCTACGATTATCAAAGGTATCACCCATATCCACAACTGTGGTGATACCTTCATTCTCTAATGTCGGGAAGAAGACCTCATCATAGAACTGTTGAAAGTATGCATGAAACAACTTGGAACCCTTGCGGGCTCCGAAGTGTTGATCAGTGATGATTGCGATCTTCATACTCGATGACAATTTTACGAACTAGTTTACCAGATCTGTCGGTGGTTGTCCAGTATGACAATTTACCTTGCAACAAAGACGCAATGTTTTGGGCTTGCAGATCCGCAAGAATTTTACTTGTGTTTGTCATAATGATCTATACAAAGGTGGAACATCTCCTAATAATCCAATCGAAAACAAACTTATTGTCAACCTATCTTGGGTTTTACCAAAAGTTTGAACACCATGATACTGTTTACTATTAAACATCAATAATCGGTTGTAGACATTTTTAACGTTTACCGTTTCGGTATATTGACTATTCAGGCTTTCAAAGTCATTACAGTATTGCTCTTCGGAAACATAGTGCCCTTTATATAGTTTTTCTTTGGAGGTTGTATACCCATCATTATATGAGTAACCTTTTGTTTCCCTATACAAACTAGTTCCTGTATCATCATCTGGATTTTTATTCAGGTAGATAATTCCACCAAAATAAACTTCTCTATCTTTGTGTATCCACCCTCTGTTTTTTGGGTGATATTGATCTTCATGAAAAGGAGTTATTTTTTGGAATTTGATCTCCATAAAATATTGTTCGATTCTATCATAAAACAACGAATGAATTTTCGTTGATATGTAGTTGAAAAGATGGTTATCTAATTCATGAAGAGGAGCTGTTCTAGTTCCAGGCCATCTTCCATCATTCGGATAAAATTCTTGTTGTTCCGCAAATTCAACAATTTTATCTGGGTCTGGAAAAAAGTCATCAACTATCAAAGTTGGGAACATTACAACTTGCCCCCAACCTTTCCATCATTCACAACACGGCTAGTCTCTTCACTCCATCCTTCTTGTTTACCCTTTAGGTAAAATCGTGTCATACGAATCACGATTTCTTTGGTAAGTCCACTGACTTGTTCTGTACCGTCTTTCAAATAAGACTTCCAAAGAAACCGATCCTTGTTCACACGAAAGCAATCATCAATCCAGAATTCTTCACTCATTGGTTATAACGATAGTTAATGTTGTCTTTAATGGTGTTGTAGTCACTTTCACTACCAGCCATCATACCATCGTCTGAGAAAACTTCACTATATCCACTTCTTTCGATAATCTTTGACTTAATCTCTAGTTGTTTTTTCTCTTTCTGGATCCTTCTGAGAAATGCGTAGTGAATGATCTGAGTAAAGTATGCAAAGGGATTACTGGACTTCTCAGGATCAAAATTGTTGATGTACTGTACACAGTTCTCAATGCCATCGCAAATCATGTCATCCTTGAACATGTAATTTACGAAGTTAGGCTTATAAGACAAATGGGTAGCAATCTTAAGGAAACACTCACCAAGGTAATTTGTAATACGGGGTTTTGGTTCTCCATTCTCAGCTGCACGGCGAACCATGGCCTTGTATTCAACAATGGCAATCAAAAACTCTTTGTTGTTAACGTAGTGTTCTGATCTGCGTCTCTTTGTCATTACAGCGTACATGTGTCATTGATCCTTATAATCATGTAGTTATTATATCAAATTTTCTAAAGCTTGACAAGCCATGAAATTCTGTGTACAATAACTCTGCCAGGGTTCAAGAGACAGCTTTAAGAATTCTCTTTTAGCTTAAAGATTCTTTCTAGGCTTTCTCTGGCATCATCAACAGAAGAGATGTATCCCATAGAAGTAGATACACCAACCTTCATTGCAGATGATTCATCATTGTCCTTATTTAGAGATCTTACCCACTTCTTATATGTCAAGATAATCTCTTCATCATCACACCTTGTATATAACATGATGTGTTTCATTTCAATACAGAAAATTCTATCCTCACTGAGTTTGATCCATCCATCTACTTTATAGAATGAATAGTTTCCTCTTCTGGATGGAATTTCTTTAATAGTACAAGGATCAATAACCATTATGGCTTTGACTTGTTCATCATAAAATTCTTCGACTTGACCGAAGATCTCTTCACCCGAAACTAATTTGATGACTGCGTAAATATCATTCATGTTTGCCTCATCTTGATTGGAATGATTTCATAATTAAAATTCTCTTCATTGTAGATTTTTACTCTTTCAATGAGGTGATTTAAGGTGTAATTCTTTCTTGAACCATATGTTGTATCATCCGCGATATCGTAAAGAGTAGCTTTTGTCTTATTGTTTCCTTTTCTCAAGACTCTTCCAATCGATTGCAGATTCCTTACCCTAGACTTACTGGGGGATGCAAAGACTACGTTGTGGAGGTTCTTAATGTTGATACCAGTAGAGAAAGTGCCGTATGATGCGACAATAATAGCATTATCTTCTTTCTCAGTAATAGCTCTTATTTCTTCTCTGTGTTCGGCATCAACACCACCATGGACAAAAAATACTTTTCGTCCCGTTACGGAGTTATTTATTAAATTGAAAATTACCTCTCCATGACTCTCAACACGACTGTAAAGAACAAGTGTGTTTCCTTTGAGATCTAACGCGAGATTTTTGATGAAGTTATTTCTTTTTTCATGACCAATAATAAATTGAACCTCTTCTTCAAAGGCTTCAAACTTGTGAGGATCATGTTTAATGAGTAAGATCTTAATGTCAAGTTTTGCAAGGTGACCTTTCTCAATCAACTCATCGGTGCGGATAATCTTGTATGCAGGACCAAACAAACCTTCCAGAACCCACTTGTGTGTTTGTGTTCCGTCCAGTGTTCCTGTAAAACCAAATCGATATTTTGCATCACAGAGTTTGGTCATGATACTGACAAGAGACTTAGACTTGAATAAGTGAGCCTCATCTCCAATCACACAACCATATCTAGAAAAGAACTTTTTCTCCAACTTGTAGATTGATTGCCAAGTTGTGATGGTTACTGGACGATTATCGTATTTTTCTTTACCCGAATAGATCTTGTGACAATAACTTTCTGCATCCCAGCCGTAGTCTTCAAAGTCCTTGAACATCTGTTCAACCAGTGATGTTGTGGGGACTACCAGAAGAACATCGTGTCCTTTATCAACCATATATCTAACAATCGAATAGATCATCATCGACTTTCCAGAAGCCGTGGGAGAGATGAGTAACTTTCGATTAAATCTCAATGCATCATGAACACCTTCAATCTGGTATGGTCTTGGTTCATACCTAGTGATGGTTTTCATATAATCACCAACACCTTCAAGAGAAACCATCTCGTTCTCTTCAAAAGGTGTTCCGTAATATTTGTTATCCGTAAACTGATATTCGTAGTCGTATCTTCGACAGAAAGCTACAAGTTTGTCAAGAAGACCAACGTAGATCTCACCAGTTTGTGTGTTGAATAATCTTATCTTGCCGTCCCAATACTTATTTCGATACTGGGGCATAAACTTAGCCCCAGGAACATCGAAAGTGAACTCATCACTGAGTTCGTAGTAAACATGAGGTTCTGCCTCAACTCTCAGGTATACTTCATTTTTCTTAGAGATACTAATCATATCCACGAATAAACTTCTGCCACTCAATAGCATTCTTGATCTGGAACGTCCTGTTCTGGATCGTCTTGATAATATTCTCCAAGAAGTCAATCATCGTGTCGTAATACTCAATCTTGAGTTCGGCGTCAGTCAGTTTTTCGTCTGCATCCAGATATCTCTGTAATGCATCCTTTTCTCTTACCTTGTATGGGAAAGGATCGTCGATATAAACTTCTGGTTCAGCCTTTCCTGAATAATAAAGATGACGTTCGTGGAGAATACTTTGATACCTCTTCTTGGCTCTTGCGCGAAGAAGTCTTAGATCATTGAATAACTGATAGTATTTAGAATGTAACGAAGGGACCACCAAAGAGGCGGTGTGCAATTCATCAGGATCGATCTGGGAATCTTTCTCCCACATCTCCTGAATTGTCTCAAGGTTCATACTTCAACAAAATTTTTATCAAGGAGTTTGAAGATCTTGTACTTAAATGTTACTGATGCAGTAAAGTAACTAATATCAGTTTGAGTTGCATCAAAGTCAAGAGAGCTCAACGCGACAGGAAAGAGCCCTTCCAGTCTAACATATGCCTGACCTCTGAGGTTACTGTTCAAGATTTCTAACGTACCATCAGAGAATTCTGCATGAGGATTTTCCCGATCTCCAATCTGAGGATAGTAATCATCATCTTGTCTCATGTCAATAAATTGTTTTTGGCTATCTGGATAACCAAGTCCAATCATCCACTTATAAATTTGACTATAATTTTCTAGATTTTCATCAACAATAAAATTGACACGAAAATCATCATAGACCAAC